NTCCTTACTACCCTTATTATCCTTATCCATATTATCCCTATCCCTCTTTAAAAGATGAGGTTAAAGAGATAGTTTTTTTACTGGATAAGCTAATTGCAAAGGAAAAGAATGAGGATGTAAAAGCGATACTTCAAGAAATTAAAGCTAAAATTTCTAAGCTAGTAGGCGAAAAGTATCCTTATCCTGAAAAATATCCCTATCCGAAAAAGAAAGATGAAACTGGAAAACAATATCCAGCCCCAGAAGCTGCGATGAAAGAAGTTTTAGCAAGTCTCAAGGATTTGGGCAAAAAGATTGACGAAGTTCTTTCAAGACTTCCTGAAAAAGAGGCTGAAGTAAAAGAACCAAAAGAAAAGACAGAAAAACCTAAAGTAGAGGAGTCTGTTAAGAAAGAAACCCTAAAGGTAGAAAAGAAAGAAGAGCCGAAGGTTGAAAAGAAAGTCGAGGAAGTAAAGGAAGAACCGCAAAGAAAAAGTTTTATAGCAGATGCTCCTTATGCCGAGAAGAAAGAGGATGAGGAGAAGAAAGATGTGAAAAAGACAACCGATAAAGGTTGGACACGAATTGTGTATGGAGATAAAAAATAATATCCTAGAAAAATTGTGCTAGGTTGAATCTATAAAGACAGGAGGTGTTTTAAGATATGTTAGACGATGCAATTAAGAAAGCTGTTGGAATAGGAATACGGAAAGTTGATGCTGAGGACTTGTTATCATCTGAGATTGGCAATTTCTTACCTGTAGAGTATGCTAGAGAGTTCATAGATATAGTCAGGGAGAAGAATTATGCCCGTGTTCTTTTCAGAACGATAACTATGCCTACAGCTACCTTTGAGATTCCCAGAATCGATGCAGATGCTACAGTATATTATGTCTCTGGTGAAGCCACTGCACCTACCGCAAAATCTAGTCTTGATACTGCTTTTGCTGGTAAGGTTACTTTAGTAGCTAAAAAGTTGATGGCGTATACCGATATTTCTACTGAGGTAGAAGAGGACTCTAAGGAAGCAATGCTTCCTCATATAAAGGAGGCTTTTGCGGAAGGAGTCGCTACTGCTGAAGAGAAAGCTATGATTCAAGGTGATACTGAATTGGGCTGGGGAGCTCAAGATGCTAGATTGGCTTTTGATGGTGTTCTGAAAATGGGTGCCGCAAAAGTTGTAGCTTATGCTACTTCTTTGTTAGCCACTATTGAAGCTGCTAGAGTTGCTATGGGTAAATATGGTCGTGGTGTTGATAAGCTGATACTTTTAGTCAGTCCTTACACCGCTTCTAAATTACGCCAAGAGCAGGCAGTTCAGACTGTTGAAAAATACGGTCCGAATGCTACAATTCTTAAAGGCGAGTTAGGGCAGTACATGGGCATTAAGCTCATAGAATCCCCCTATATCCCTGAAGAATTGACAGTTAGTGTGATGGATGGTGGAGTACTTACAGGAGCTGACAAAGGCGTTGCTATTCTAATGAGAAAGGATGCGGTTCTTATTGGTGACAGACGGAAGGTCAAGTTTGAATCTGATAAGATTATCGAAGCAGATGCTCTTAGAGTTGTAATCTCCGAAAGAATTGATTTCAAACAGACCCTCGGAGTTGGGTCTATTGTGAGAATCAGTGGTTTGGAGAACAGCTATGTTGCTTAATAGTTAATAATCTGGTAGGCGCTGGTATCTATGGATACCAGTTCCTACTGGTTCTAAAATTTTTCGGAGAAGATGATGCGATATAGAGCAGTAATAAAAAGTATTAGAAACATAAATACATTTGATGCTGAGATAGATTTAGGATTCAAAGTTCGGGTAAATGTTACTCTTAGATTACTGAATATATCTTCTCTAAAACAAAAGAATGATGAAACTAGTGAAGCCATTAAATATTTACAAAATAAATTAATTAATCAGAAAGTAGAAATCGATATCAAGTTGGCAAAAGAACATTCGCTTGCAATAGTTTATTTAGATGGAAAGGATTTTAATCAGGATTTGTTAAATAAAGGTTTAGCAAAGAAATTTGAAATAAAGGCAAAGAATAATGGATAATAAATTTTGTGAAAGTGCTGGTCCCTTAATGGAATTATCCAAAGCAGTTGGTAAAGTAGAGAAGGGCTTACAGAATTTAGAGAATCACTTTACAAATCACCTTAGCGACCATAGGCTCGATAGAATATTTATGTTGATACAAACTTTAATTGTAGTCGGTTTATTCTGCTTTCTGAAATGGCATTAACAAACTGGGAAGTAGCAACCAGGATAAATAAAATTGCTGAGAAATAAAATTAAAACAAAGGAGTAAAACAATGGCGAGATTATACGCAACTGTAAAGGTTGGAGACCAGACAAAATTTGTTCCACTAAGAGCAACACTAGATTCTGATGGACTTGCAGTATTGCAGGTAGACACAGAATTGAAGGTAGATGCAGCGACTCTAAACATTGACAATTTATTCGTGGCATCCACAGATGGAACGCCTGGAAATGCTCGATATATCAAGGTAAATGAGGATGGTTCTTTACCAGTTGATGGTGACTTTGTCTGTGCTGGAACGCCGAAACACTATAATGGTGTGGCGAACATAGCGCCAGCGACTATAACTTTTGGTGCGAAAACTTGCCATATCCAAGTTGACGCATTAGATAAGACGCTTTATATCAGTTTTGATGGTGGAACTAATTGGAAAACCATAGAATTGGGATATACATGGGATATGGATGCTACTGTTGATAGTATCCAAATTAAGGCGATTGCCGATGGCACAAATTATGAGATTTTGACACTGGAGCCAGCATAAAAACTTTAGAAACGAACTCGTTTCAGAAGTAATTTTATTATAAGCTACCTAACTACTATTATATTACTAAGTAGCAAATAACAGGGAGGAATAAATGGGAAGTTTTAAAATTCATGGTAAAAATAGAGACGAATATCTGGATAGAGGAGGACCAAATGAGGTTTCGGTTGCGGATGCCAAAGATGCCGTCGATAAAAAGCATACTCCCTCAATATTAGGAACAAAAGAAATAGACGAAAGTGGTATTGGGGATGGGAAAGTAGTTCAGTATGTTTCTGCATCAGATAAGTTGGAGTATGTATTGGCTGTCGGACCAACTGGTCCAAAAGGAGAAACAGGACCAACTGGCCCACAGGGGCCTCAAGGTGAAACAGGCATAACAGGTCATACTGGACCTCAAGGTGACACTGGGCCACAAGGTATAACTGGTTTACAGGGTGCGACTGGCCCAACAGGACTGCAAGGAGTTCAAGGCAGCACAGGTCTAACAGGACCACAAGGTATCCAGGGCGTTACTGGACCAACTGGTCCTAGCCCAACACTCACCTATGCAGAAGACGATACGGTATCGGCTACTACGGCTATTACTTGGCAACAAAAATTGAGGTTGAATTTCACACCACCTTCTGTTGGTAATTATTTATTGGAGTGGGCGATAGAATCCACAAATACAAAATTGGCTAAATGTACCTATGTTCAGGTTGAGTTAGATGATACTACTCAAATTAATATAGTGGTCTCTTGTCCAGCTATTGCTAGCGAATATAAGAGTTATTCAGCATTTAAAAGAATAAACTTTATAGATACTAATTTACATACAATAGATGTGGATTTTAAGGCTGAATCAGATACCGCTATGATTCGCAGAGTTAGATTAGCTATGACAAAATTATAATGGAGGCAAAGTAAATGTTATACGAATATACTGATAAAGTAACTATGCCTAATATGGACCAAATACATTTAGATGTTGCTGCTTCGGAAATGGCAGACAAGACTATAGAATGGTGTCGTTGGGATGAGGCAACAGAGATATTGAAAGTGGTTTTTACCAATGAGTTAATAGCTGGCGATAAAACAATTTTAGATACAATAGTAACGAATAATTCGTAATACCAGCGATTGCGGCTATCCTTATAAATAAAATAAGACATTAATAAAGAGACTATAACAAGATTTATTAAAGAAGAATAAAATGTTAGATAGTTCAGAAGCTAAACTCCAAGCTATATTAGATAAATTAAGTGCAATAAAAACTCAATATAAATCTGCTATGGTTGATGTGGCTTTTGAAGAGGATGTGATAGATTTGGGAGATACTTTTATGGAGTTTATAATAGTGAATAATGGTAAGGAAGAAGTATCAATAAAATTAAATACTCCCACGAGTGATGTAATAAGTTTGAGTAGTGGTAGTAAAGGTATAGATGTTATAGGTTCTGATAGCTTTGGGTTGACAAAGATTTATTATAAGACATTAGATTCTGGAAAGGTTTCGAAACTATTTTATTTTGCGATGAAATAAATAAATTATGAGTTGAAAGGAGGGTAAAACAAATGGCGATTTATATTAGACGAGTAGGAGAAGTTGCTGATGGCTCTGTAACAGCTGAAAAATTAGCTAGTGGTGCTGTAGATTTAGATACAGATAAAGTAACTGGACAACTTCCAACTGATAAAATGAAAGATGGAGCAGTTGTAGAGGCTAAAATAGGAAATTTAGAGATTTCTACTGGAAAATTGAAAGACCAGGCGGTGTCTTTAGCAAAAGCGCAACAGGCATTAAGAATTCATCACTTTGTTGGTGATGAAACTGAAGTATCTGTTGTCGGGACTGAAGAAACCTCTGTTAAGAAATTCAAGGTTGTAAAATCTTCTGCTAATACTAAAGGTATACAACCTCAAAAATTGCATATTAATGCAGAAGTAAAGACATCTAATGTAGCTGCTCAAGGGGCATTAAAAGCCTATATTGATGCTGAAGAAACTCCCAGAATTACAGTTAATACTTCTTCAGTAAATTATGAAATGCAAGAAGGCGATGCCGATATTTCTGATTTAGAGAATGGAGCACACGAAGTAGATATAAGAATGGTTAGTGCTGATGCTGCTGAAACTGTGTATAACGATTTAATTGAAATATTTGTAGAAAAGTAAGAGACAGATAAAGATGTATTTCATTATATATTTGGAGCTACCAGTTTCTTTATACCATTAAAATCTACTCCCTCACTTATAAATTTATCCGAGATAGAGTATACAAATTGTCAAAATTTAATAGTAGCTAAAAAGAATAGATATGGTTTTGTAGTGAGAGCAGAGGTATTATCCTCTGGGCTAGCATATTGTAATTTCAACTGGGAGATAGTATTTTAACATGGAAATAAAAAAAGATGCAGTAGCATATGACGACTTTATAGTTATGGATGAGAATGACAATCCAGTTATAGGGTTAATAGATGAGAATTTTACGCTAAAGTTATATGATCCAGACAAAGCTGAGGTTTCTGAAATTATCCCCATAGCGGTATCTGAAATTGGAAGCGGATTATACAGAGTTTCATTTACACCAAATAAATTAGGTAATTGGAGCTTAATTATTTATAATGATATATACTTTCCATGGGGAAAAGGTAGTAATTATAAATGTATAGAATACCAAATAAGTAATGCAATAGAACTTTTAAAACGGATTTTGGGTTTGTCCAAAGAAAATATTAGATTATTTAATCCAATGTATAATTCGAATCATAAATTACTGTCTGGTACTTTCAAAATATACGAAACTAAATCTGACTGTGAGCTAGATATTAATAATATAGGAGTTTATAAAGTAATTGCAGAATATAATGCAAATGAAGAACTGATTAATTTTAGAGAGGTAAAGGAATAAAATGGATGCGTTATCATTAGCAACCGATGGTATTATGTCTCCGATGAGCGGAGAAATATTAATTGTAGCTCCTAGGCTCCCCTTTAACTTATCTATTGCAGTTCCAAGCACCTTAAAAGCAACAGTACAAGGATCGAATAAAGTAGAAGCTATGATAGCGGTTCCAGAAGCCATAGAAGTAATTGTACCTAATCCATCTACAATATCAGTATCAGTAATGGAACCAGATAAAGTAGAAGTAGCAGTAAAGGACTAAAAATGAACAGCAATAATATAAGTGTTACTAAAAATGATTGTGGTTTTGATATTAAATTTACTATTAAAGATGGCGACGGAGCAAAAGTAAATATTACTGGAACGACAATAAAATTTCAGCTATCTGATTTGAAGTATGTTAATAAAATAAATGAGGCTTGTGTAATCACAGATGCTGTTAATGGCGAGTGTAAATATATAATTAATTCAGGTGATCTGAGTTTGATACCAGGGTTATATAAAGCAGCTCTTGAGATTACCTGGAGTGATAGCAAGAAAGTTAGTACTGATCAGTTTGTCGTCCAAGTATTAGATGAATGTGGATAAAATAGGATATAAAAATTTATAATTCATTTCGATATAATAA